TATAAATTACTTGTACTGCTGCTTGACCCATCATTTTATAGTCATAGCATACTTTTTTCATACATTCTTTACTAAACAAGCTTTTCATTTGCTCATAAGCTTCAGGTTTTTCTTTGCTATCTGAAGCATCTAATCCTCTACCATATATCATTTCTGATATACCGTTTATTGCTGCATTGTTTGTAGCAGATCCGTTGTATCTATCAATTAAGTATTGAAAGTATTGGTTGTCATCACCATATTCTATATATTCTTTTCTAGGGTTCTCTACTACTTGTGGAGATGTGTATGAAGAAAGATTGATAACGTGAACTGAATCTTTTGCCACTATATTTGTATTCTTAGCTTTATTTCTATTTCTTGCCATATTAATCTAATACTATAAAATCATTATCGTAATTATCTTGAGTTACATATTCTCCACTATTGATAAAGTATTTATCAAGTGCTGTCTGATCTGTACAGAATATTATTCCTCTATATATTTCTGTTGCACCATCTTTAACTCTAAATAAATATTGTCTACCTTCTTTAAGTGTAAAGCTACCTGTGAGTTTCATATATCCGCCATCGGTAGTTTTGGTTACACTAACTGTAGATGTAGTTCTCTTTTCTTTATCTGTTAGAGACAAAGTTGGTGAGGTGGCATCTGCTCTAGATATAAACTTTAGAAATTGATTGCTTGTTGATGTTGTTAAAATGTGCATACCTAAATAACTGTATCATCTCCGTTTGTTTTTAGGCATAAAAAAAGGGTATATAAATATACCCCTTTTTATTAATAAAACAAAGAATCCTTATACTTGTACTGGTGTACCAATAGTTGTATTGTCTCCTGATAAACCTGAGAACGTCAATGGATAATTGTTTACAGTAGGTGCTCCTACAGTACAGAAGTTTGGTGGAGTGCTTTCTTGTGCAACGAATGTATAATTGTATCCGTTGAAATCACCAAGTGCATTTCCAGTGCTTACTGTACCTTCTGTTAAATCAGCACCATTCTCTCTTCCCATTAAAAGAATATTATCGTTCTTATCTCTTATGAAGATGTGTGGTCTTCCTGCAGATAAAAGCTTTAATTCTTTATGGTCTTCCTTAGTTAGTTTCTTTAGTGTTATGTTTAGTGTCTGCTCAAAAAAGACTGTACCATTTTCTCTTGAAGCTTGTACTGTCGTTTCAAAAGAATTGTTACCTTTTAGTTCATATTTTTGTGCTGTAATAGCGTTAGATGAACTACCAGTAATATCTGTTACTTCATCACTTGAACCTAGAGTAACTGTACCTAAACCACCAAAGTCAACTAAATAAATTTCCTTAATACCTGCTACTGAATCTTTACAGGCTTCGGCTCGTGATCGTGTTAAACTACAACTCATTTTATATTTAGTTTTAGGTAGAATAGTGGGCAGAATAAACTACCCACTTTCTTATTAATAATTATCTATTAGGTATAAAGTACTACTTCACTACCAATTCCGTGCTGGATACCAGCAGTAAATCTCATTACAACTCTTACGTTTTGAGATCCATCAAGGTCTGCCATATCAATAACTTTTACTTCATTGTGATCTGATAAAAGACCAGTTCCGAAATAAAGGTTAGATTTTTGTGCAGCTACCATAATGTTTGTAGGTAATCCTTTTGCTAATACAACATTGATACCATCAAAAGTTAGATTTCCACCATTGAACCACTGTGTACCTTTGTTATCTGTACCAGCAGCACCAACATTACTTGAAAATCCGCCTAAAGCTCTTACATATGCACGATAAACATTAGATGCCACATAGATATATAAATCTTCTTTACCATAAATAGCTTGAGGAATTGCATCAGCTACAGCACCCATTTGTGCGATAACATTAGAAGATGTAACATCTGTTGCTACAACATCTACAACATCTGAATCAGCAGCAAGTGTTTGCTTAAATCCATCAAATTGTCCTGCTGTTCCGTTTGCACCATTCCAAATATTTGTTTCCATTCTTTGTGCTACTTTGTCTGCTACGTGAGCAATCAAAAAGTCAGCAAAAGATGGTGGTAAATTTGAAAATGCAGAGTATCCCATTTGGATAGCTTCCCAATCAGTTGTAAAATCTTTCTTACATAATTGTAGGTTCACTTGAAACTCTTCCATAGTAAGTACTCTTTCAGTAAGAGTAAGTGTGGAAGTAGGATCAAAGTCACAAGTAGCGTTTTTGACGATATCATCAGATGCTACTTTCTTAAGCACCTCTTTGTGCTTTACATTTGGTTTTATTGTTATTAGCTCATTAGCTAATGTATCACCACTAAGTAGTGCTGCCGAAATATACTTACCAGCAAATTCACCAGCATAAGTAGTAGTAATAGAAGTTGTTGTTGCCATTTTTAATTATTTTCTATGATTATTTATTTACTTATTCTTTCTAGAACTCTATCTAATGTACTGATAGGTCTATTCGGATTTCTAAAGCTTACGTTAGCTTTTTTTACTTCTGTTTCAGGACTATGTTTAATAGTTTCAGCAGCAGGTTCAGCAGAAAGTTTTTCGATTTGCTTAGACATCAGTTTTTTTTCTTTATCTGCGTATCCAAGATCTTCGTCTACTTTCTTCATAAGCTCTGCTAACTTAGACTCTAAAGAAGATATTTTTGATTCAAATTCTTCTTGCTTAACATAACCTTCCATCAGTTGAGTTTCCTCTGCTTCTACTTCTGTAGACTCATCAGATAACTCCTCTTCAGCAACCTCTTCAGTAGTTTCTTCTTTAACTTCTTCAGATAGTTCCTGCTTTATTTCTTGGTTGTCTTCTTTTACTTGTTCAGATAAATTCTCTGCAACGACTTCTTCTTCTTTGATGCCTTGAGCTAACTCATCTTCCTTAGTAAGCTTAGACAACTTCTGTAATATTTCATTTAAAATTGTTGTCGCTTTTGGAGATTCCATATTAATATATTTATAAAGTAATTCACGTAATTAATTACTTATAATTAATATGTTTCATTTTTAAGTTCCGTCTCCTGTAATATTGCCAATTCCTTGTGCTTGTAGGCTGCCATCACAACACTTAGAATGATAAGTTACGCCATCAGGACATAAACATCCTCTTTTACCACCTTTAGGTGAAGTTCTACTTACTGTTGCATTTTTTCTTCTACGAATCATTACTTTTTACTTTTAGGATGTTTCTTAGGTAGCAAATCATAATCTGTAGTATACTTTGGATTTTGTGGTCTACCATTTTTTATTAGATATAAAAATGCGTTGGTTCTTGCAAATGCCCACTGCGAAGCAGATCTGACCTTTGGAGAATGACTTGTATTAAATGCACCAAGTCCTCTTTGATATACACTAGCCAACATACCTACAGTTACACCATAACCTAATTTTGATTTATACTTTTCATTAAATTCATTTGCTTTCTTTTGTAATGTTGCTCTATCTTTTGCAGATACCTTAGCACCTGTTTTACCTTTAGCTGTACCTTTTGCAGACCCTTTTCCTTTAGGATTGGGGTTAGGTGTTTCTGATGCTGGTGCTTTAGGTGATTTTCTAACGCCACCTTTTGGACCTACTTCTGCTAAATCTTCTTTTATATGTTCTTTACAAGGCATATACCAATCTTTACCTTCAAAGTTATGCACGTGAAAACCTTCACATCCAATATTTTTAGCCATCTCTTCAGCTTTCTCTTTACTAGAATATGCCAGTCTTTCATCTATAATTGCAAAATCATCATCTACAACTTGAGATGCTAAATCTATTTCACCTAATTCTTTTAGTTTAGATATAGACCATCTAAGACCAGCTTTACCACCCCAAGCATCATACATAAGTTTACCACATCCATCAGAATATGTTTTCGATACTTCTAGATCTTTTTTATGTCTAGCTAAAAAGCTTCTCATTCTTTTTATAGTAGAAACAGATAATGGTGTTTTAGATGCTAATTGTGAAGCTCTACGTTTTCCCACAGCAGTGCCACAAGAACCCCAGCCATTTTTTTCTACATATTCTAATACTCTTTTAGCATTATTTACTACACCTTGAGGATAGTCGCTATAAGATGCAAGTTCTGTTCTTTTAGACTCTATAAAGTCTTTTACTTCAAATAATATTTCTTCTGCTTCAGATTCATCTAATAATTCTGTACTCATTTCTACTTTATCTGTAAAATATCCTTCTATAGAAAAACCTGAAACTAAACCTGTCTTAACATAGTTTTCCCAAACATCATCGTTGTTTACTTTCATAGAAACCATCCAAGTACCTACTGGTAAATCCATATCGTATTTTTTAGACTTATCGTGTACTTCATCTTCTATTATCCAAGATTCTACTACAGATAAACCATTTAGTGATGCTTGATGTTCTAGTGTAGATTTATTCTGATTGCCTTTCATAAGAAATAGTTCTGATGCTTTTCTTACTGTATCTTCTGAAAAGTAGATGTAATATTCATCATCTTCTGTTTGACGATATATATTTTTGTTTGGCACTAAAGCAGCACCCATTAGTATTCTCTTTTCAGTATCTACTTCTGCTAATTGTATTTTATGATCTTTTGATAAAGCAATAAACTGTTCTTCTATAGCAGGTTTGTCAACTATACTAATAGCTTCTATTCCTGCAAGTAATGCTTCATCGTCTATTATTAATTCTATAATTCTCATATTCCTGCTGTGTTATTTATATTTCTATCTAATTCTTGTTGTGATGTAATTTCTTTACCTACTACAAATGCTTTTACTGGTTTATTAACTTGTCCTGATACTCCTTGTGCTAATTGTGATATTTGTGATGAACCTACCACATTAAAGTCAGGTGCTTCTACATTTATAGGTGCTGAAGCAGATGAACCACTTCCCCCAGCCGATGCACCAGTTGCACCACCACCACCTTTGAACTTCTGTGCTAGTATTGTAGCTATAGATATACCTGCTTGTATTTTATTTCTTAAAATCAAAGCTTCTACTGGTCCTGTAAGTGTTCCTACAGAAGCAAGTGCTGCTGCCCTAGCTGCTGCATTAGCTGCTTGTGTTTGTATTATAATATCAGCTATCTTCGCACCTTTTTCAACCATAAAAGCAGCTTTTGCCACCTTCTCATCTTCACCAGCTAAATTGGTAAGAAGTTGTGATATACCTTTAGCAAAACCTACATATTCTAGATTTATAGCTTTCCTTCTTTCAATAGAATTTAATTCTTTTTCTAATTTTAGATCTGCAATTTGCATTTCTGTCAAAGCAAATTCTTTTCTTTTTTCTGCTGTTTCTGCTTCTGATAAGCCAATCTGAGCTGCTGCATTTATAATAGCTTCATTAACTATATTATCGATTTCTAATTGCTCTATTTTCTTATCAAAGAAATCATCAGAAAATTGTGTTGTTCTTTTAAGTCTACCAATCTCTGCATCTTCTATAGCTCTATTACTATCTATAACTTGTTGTCTTTCTTTTTCTGACAGCTTTTGTTTCTTCACAAAGTATCCTTCATCTATAGATAATAATGTATTTCTATATTTAGCATTTGCATCTATCATCATAGACTTAAATTCTGTGTCTGCATTTGCTATTAATACATCAGCATTCTTTGCATCTTTAACCCTTTCTTTATATTCTTCTAGTCTTTTTTCTTCTCTTTCCTTAAATCTATCTAAACGCCTTTTAGCTTCTTTAATTGAAAACTCTTTATCTAAATCTAATAATTCTTGTTGTGTTCTTCTTTCTAGCATCGCTGCATCTTTATCGAACTTCTGTTTAAATTTAGATATATCAAATAACCTTTCTCGGAATTCTCTAAATATCCTAGCACCCCTGCCACCTGTTTTATCTGCTTTATCTTGGAGTATAACAAAATTTTGTAGTAGTTTTATTTCCTCATCTAAGTCTTTTAGCTGTTGTTTTTTAAATCTATCTAATTTTGCTGCTTTTACTAAAATTGGGTCAATAGATTCGGCTTCAAAAGTATTTGCATTAGATCTTGCTGTTGCAGCAATTAGATAACCCTTCGTATCTTTCATTGTACCCTCTGCTAATTTCTCTTGGATTTCCAACCTTTCCTGAAGTTGTTTTTGTGAATCTTCAAAGCTTTCAAATCCTGCCTCTAAAGCCTCTCTTTCTCTATCTACTAATATTTGTATTCTTTTACCTGATGTTTCTCTTATTCTATCGATAGCCGCTTGTGACATAGCTAAAGCAACTAAACTTTCTTTGAATAAATCAAGTTGTGCTGTAGCCTCTTCTGTTTGGTATTTTAAATCATCTAAACTTACTCCACTTTCATCTAATTGTTTAATAAATTCAGGAAATTCTTTTTTTAACTTCTTTAAAGCAATTTCTTGTTGTTCTTGACTTTCTGTTGAGTCTTGTAGCTTGTCAATATAAATTTCAAAGTTTCCTACTTGAGTTGCAATTCCTTCTCCAGCATCCTTAAAAGCTTCTTTTAATATATTTACACTACCTGATAGCTCTTTGAACATTTTAAGTAGTTTTGGTCCAAATGATATAAGTAATTGTACACCTATCATAATACCCCCAACTCCAAATAGAGATTTACCTAACTGTTTAAAAGACTCAATAACACCACCGTTAGTTCTAGCAAAACTTTGAAATAAACTTATTACTTGAGATAAGTTGTTTGCTATCGCAGTAAAACCATAACTAGCATCTGATGCTAATCTACCAGTTTCTAATAATATAGCATTATTTAATCCTGATTGTGCTCTACCTGTTTTATTTGCAGCATTTGTTTTATTTATTGAATTAGCAAGACCTAACTGAGACTGTGCTAATCTTGTATTTATCTCTATCTGTGCTTTTTGCTGTTCTTTGACTTTAGCTATTTCTACAGCTTCATCTCGTTGTAGTTTTATTAACTTTTTTTTCTCTCTTGCTAAATCACTTGTAGACTTCTTAACACCATCAATTTTACTTTTAGCTTCTCCTGACTGGAGATTTATCCTAATTAGAATTTCCTCTGCCATATCTTATTCTTTTAAGTGTTTGCTTTAGTTCTTTTATATCACTAACAGCTTTATATTTGCCTTTGGCAATATCAACATTTTCTGATACTCCGTACCAGTTGTCAGCATTTAGTAATTCTAATATCTCTTTTATCATAACTGTTCGTCAGATGTTAAATTAAGTAATTCAAGAGAAGCTTCTCCTGTAGTTAAGTTTGTGTTTATAGAATTAATCCGATACACCTTATCTTGTATCTTAAGTTGATCGTTTAATTTAAATTGTATCATAAAACTTGCAGGTAAATAAGCATTGTATTTATATATTCTTTTTGCTTTGTTAAATACAGATTCTACATATGTTTTATAAAACTTCTTATACAAAGAATTAGTTGTGCCATTGTAATCTATAAATTGATATTCGTCAACTTCATTGTCAAAGTTTATTGTATGAGCTGGTGGTCTAAATATTTTATAACCTTCACCTGTAGTAAATATATTACTCTGTAGAGATAGCTGTGTATCACTATCAACAGTTTTGACTAGGGTAGAAGTATTATCTGTAGTATTTTTTACCACATCACCTACAGCTAAAGTAGATGTAAAGTTTTGCCCTGAATCAACTAATTTATTTTCTACTGTAGATGTAGTAGTGCCTGTCTCTAATGGTGATGCTTCATTAGATCCTTCTTCGTTTGTATTAGATGGTCTAAAGTATTTAGTAAGTCCTAAGTTGGTACTACCATCATTATAATTTATTTTTGTTGTAATACCTGTTTTGTTTATAGCATAGAATAACAATGGTCTTGTTAAAACTGGTTCATAATTACCTTTAGATGCTTTATCTGCTGTTACTTCTATTAACCCATCACCATCTGTATCAACACCTTCTACAAACCTGAAATCACCTTTAGCAGAATATCCTACTTGTATTTCTGTGGCTGCTAAATCTCCATCCCCTAAATCTAGCAGCCTTTCAAACTTCATATGTTCAAAAGGTAATTGTATTTCATATTTAGTACCTCTATCTATTTCATCAGGAAATACTTCTTCTAATTTAAACTCGGCATCACCAAATATTTTATTAAACCTTTCACTATGTTCTTCTGCTAGTAACGTTTTAGGTTCTTGATATTTTAAATCTATTTCATTAAAAGGTAGTGAAACATCTACTCTATGTTGTCTTATGTCTATAAAATCAGTTACGTCTATTGTGCCACCTGAAGGATTACTGGTTGCTGATGTATAAAATGTATCTAATGTTTGTACTTTAATTTTACTAAATTCTGCTGTGTTTGATCTATCGTCAACAAAAAATGCAGTAAGATTAAACATCTTAAACAAACCACCTAAGAAATCTATTACTTTCATTTTAGGTATATGATCAACTATGTTAATGTTTGTTATTAAAGATGTAGCACCTGATCTAGTATATGTTTCTGAAACATCTGTAGCATCATCGTCTGTACCAGTATTAAATAAAACTCTTACTTCAGGATTAACACTCAATGCTGTAGAAGAAGATATACTTACTTTTAGGTTGGTTGTGCCAATATTATTGTTATTGATTAAAAAACCTACAGATTGATTTGCACCTTTTACTCTATTAGATGCAACTACATTACCAGTATCTACATTAGTAATTTTTATTGTATAATCTTTACTAGCATTGCTAACGGTTTTATTAGTTACTGTCAAATCATAATTCTGTGTGCTTGTACCATCGGTAGTTATACTAAAAACTCCTGAACTGTGTGATACGTTATCTATTGTATTTGTTGGTGATATAAAATCACTAAAAGTCAAACTAAATTTTTCTTCAGAACTACCAGTAGAATATTCGTTTATGTTGTCTTTGTTTCTACTAAGCCACATATATAAATTAGAAAAAGCAGTAGAACTAAAAAAGTTATTTGTACTTCCTGTTACATCTCTAGTAAAACTTATAGAATATTTACTTTCTATAGCTTCTATAATATGTAATACTTTTATTGCTGGTTTTAAATCTGTGTATTCTAAACCTCTATAAATATTTTGTGCATTTGGATTTGATGCATTATGATATATATTGCCATCAAAATTATCTTGAAATGCTAGACTTCCTGATGAATTATAAAACAATCTTTTTTTACTTGTTATAAGTGGATATATAATAGAATCTGCTTGTGAGTTTTTATCTAAACCATCTTGGAGTCCATTTGAAACTTCGGTATTACTATATTCGTGATCGTAATTACTTAGATAAGATAAGGATTCTAATTCATCATCACCGATCAGATCCTTTAGTTTTATAAGGTTGCTATAAAAAACTATCTCATATGAACTAGGTTTTTTCATCTTCATATTTACACCATTCAAAAACACTTTACCAGTTTTAAATGATGCGTGATTTATAAATATTTCAGCATCTACTTTTTTTCTAGCATCAAAGAAACCACTTGTAATATTTGTTTTATAGAAATGTTTAAATACTTGATTGTTTGTATCGGAAGCAGGAACAGTAAATGTTTGTGTAAAGTCAGAAAATACCATTTTTATATCTCTGACATCTTGTATCTTTGATGTATACTCTATGTTCTCATCATCAAATAAATCTAGTCTAGTATCGTTTACAAATATTTGTACTACTCTTTTCATTATCTTATGCTTTGTACAAAGTCAGAATCAGCTTCAAAATCTATAGCATAATTTATAAGTTTATCTTCTTTACTTCTAAGCAGTCTAACTGAACCTGTAACTACTTTAGTTGGTATAGCTAATGAAAAAGCTGGATTACTAGGGCTTTTTCTAAATCTATCGTGTATGTATACAAATTCAGAAACCAATAATTCTTTTAACACTTGATTATATGCTTCATTTATAAAACCAGTATTCATAGTAAATCTTTCTTTACCTTGATTTTCTAAATATCTTGTTTGATGATCGGATTCTAAATAATTTGCTGCACTGGTAATGTCAATAGTAGAAGCCTTGTAGTCTTCTCTTTCTGCGTTCATAGTATCTCTTCTAAGTGCAAAAAACCACATATCTTGTATTACACCATTTTTATTAGTAAAGCTTATTTTGTGTGGTGTATTTTTACATTCATCTATACATTTAATTGATACGGTTCTCTCACCACCATCATTAGTTTGATATGTAAATTTAGTTGCACTGTTAGGTATACCACCAGTTGAAACTACTTTATTTGAGCTACCAATCATTGAACCAGTTTTATCAATAGTTATTGCTGGTAATGGTGGATTTAGCTTTATTCCTTGAGCAATAGTAAAGTCAACAAAAGTTCCAGTAGCTTGTGTTACTATAGAGGTTGTATCTTGAAAATACTCCACCTTAGTTACGCCTTGAGTTGGTGATACAAAGAAAGGCACAGTTAATGTATCGCCACAAAAATTATGTATAATACTATTTGATATCATTAAGTCTTTCGATAATTCAGGATTTACACCATCTGATAATTCACCATAACCTCTAAATGCCATATGTAAATCTGATGTTTCATCTGTGGTAGAAGCATCATCGTATGTTCTTTTTATATCCCATTGTACCCAAGCAGACTGTTCAATAGCTTCGTAATTACCATCAAATTTTACTTTTACATAATCTTTTATAAGTTCTGCTACTTCAAAAACTATACTTGTAGAATTTGTAGGTCTAACTTTATTTAGTGTATATTTAGGTGATGCTGGTCTTTGGTTTGAGTCTCCAGTCCACACATATAATTTTAGTTCTGCTGATGATATTTGTGCCATACTAAGGTAGATTTATTTTTTGTATCTTAAAAGTTGTATTAGGGTCATCAATTTCTTCTCTTGCTTTATATCCACCTACATTGACACCGTTATTAATTAGTTCTTCAATCATTGGGTTTTCTATAAAAGTCTGTGGACCGTGTATGTTAGGATCAAACAACAAATCAGTATTATTGTTGCCTTCGAATGCAAACGTAAGTTTTGCTAAAGCACCAACAAGAGTACCTTGTAAAACTAAAGCTTCAGCAGGTTCATTTGATGATGGTGGTCGTATGTATAGCCCTGCTGGAGTTTCTGTGGATAGATTTTTTACAATGTGTTTAGATATGCTTATTTGAAAGCTTAATTCTTCTGTTGGAATTCCAAATGGTAAACCTGTAGGTAATAATACTTCAATTAGATTTGTGCCATCTGATAAAAAGTTATTTCCTTTATAGATTACTTGAGTGTTTACTATACTGTTGTCAAATGATTGTAAATCATTTTTTGGTGTGTTGCCATTGG